AATACAAACATACAGAAAACAAACGAATTCAAGCAATCAAGCATTCAAGCGCTCTTTTATTTTACAAAATTTTCAAAGATTCTTGCTTTCTCCACTCCTTAAGTTCTATTAGTTTTCATCAATTTCAATTGTAGTTCACTCTCATTCCATCCTACAAGGGACGATGGCAGCACAAGTTATTTTCTCGTATCTTAAGAGCGGCAGTGGAGTTACCACAGACGCATGTCGTGCTCAGGCGATGCAATTCACATTTGGCAGTTTTACGCCTGGAAAAGTTAACTGGAACACTTTATCCAGTGCAATGATTGAGGAGTATGAAACTCGACAAGAAAGTTTTGAGCTGGCTTGTGAGAAGTTTCGGAAAGAACGAACAGATATGCGTATCGTTCGAAGGAAGGAGACCTTTCAGTATTCGCCTAAAACCAAATACCAACTTAAAGGGGCGCGAAGAAAGGAGAGGAAAGAAGAGCAAGAACGGAAGTTTCTTGCATCTAGTGACACAATTGTCGCACGAATTGTGTTCCCACCTGAGGCAATGAAAGTTGAGGCCCCAGTGGAGCCCATCCGCTTTCCTCCTGTGGTTGTGCGGAAGGTGAGGAAGCAACCAAGGCCGAATATTACGCGAGTTAGCACTGGTAGTTTCTCGCTCTTCATCAAGGAGTTGGTGAACACTTGTGATGATAGGCAGATACCTCTTGAAATGATCGCCAACAAGAGAGAGAGAGTCCATGTAAGGATTCGAAGGTTTACACCATCGCACCGTTGTGCACAAGTAAAGACACTCCACCACCGAGGCATATATCAGAATGTTGATTTTGAGTGTCCAATAGCACTCAAGAGTTTATTTGGTCTCATCGCACAACATGCATGGAAAGGCCAAGATGTCGACGAACTTAAGATTTCCATAGGGGATAGTGGTCTTTGTATTCCACATGGGAAACTCATCGGACGGGTGCTATCTGGTGATTCTGACTTCTTTACAGTCAGAGGTAGATATGGTTCACTATTGATAGATTCGCAAGCATATCTTCCGAAGAAAATTATCTCAAGAATTAATCATTATTCAGCAGGTGAACTCTTTTGGAAGGGATTCGATCGTGAGTTCAAAACTCACCGAACAACACCAGTCATTCACGCTGGAATGAACACCATGAATGTAGAGGAGTGCGGCTCTGTCGCTGCAATTGTTTGCCAAGCACTCATGCCATGTTGCAGAATCACGTGCACAGTGTGTGCAAAAGCGAATGTTGATCAAGGAACATCAGGACTACAGGAGCGATTGATTCACTCACTTGAAACTGGCATTAAAGAACTGGAGGATAGATATAAATCTTTCCCTCATGCTGCACAGTTACTCAAAGGTCATCTGTCAAGTTATAAGAAGCCTAATCCAAATCATGAGGCAACGAGTAAAGTGCAATTCTTAATCGGTGATAGGAAAGAGCAACCCTTTTCATATATCCTCGAAGTAAATGAAGTTCTCATTAGAGGCGGAAGAGCGACAAGTGAGGAATTCTCAAGAGCTTCAGATTGCTTATTAGAACTAGCCCGATTCCACAAGAATCGTGTTGAGTCATTGAAGAAAGGGTCTCTACACCTATTTAGAAATAAAGTGACATCAAAATCACACATAAACCCATCGTTGATGTGCGACAATCAATTAGATGCCAATGGTAACTTCATATGGGGAAAGCGCGGATATCACGCTAAGAGGTTTTTCTCAAATTACTTTGAGTTAATCCAGCCAACTGATGGGTATGATAAATATGTTATCAGAAAGTTTCCAAACGGAACCCGCAAGTTGGCAACAATTGGCAACCTCATCCTCTCAACCAACTTAGATCAGCTCAGGAAACAACTGGAAGGAGAAAGTATTGAAGCTATGCCATTAACACAGCAATGTGTTAGCAAGAGGTATGAATCATTTATACATCCATGTTGCTGTGTCACTTATGATGATGGATCACCAGTTTTGTCTGAGTTCAAAGCCCCAACAAAGAACCACCTCGTACTTGGCAACACGGGTGACTCTAAATATTTGGATCTACCGGCTGAAATTAGTGAAAATTTGTACATAGCAAAGGAGGGTTATTGTTATGTGAATATTTTCTTAGCTATGTTGGTTGATGTGGATGAGAAGGATGCAAAGGATTTCACTAAGTGGGTGCGAGACATAATTGTACAGCAGTTAGGACAGTGGCCAACGATGACTGATGTTGCACTTGCTTGTTACCAGCTTTCAGTGTTATTCCCATCAACTCGATCGGCTGAATTGCCGAGAATCTTGGTTGATCACAAGACTATGACAATGCATGTGATTGATTCATTTGGGTCATTGACAACAGGCTATCATGTTTTAAAGGCAAACACAACGAGTCAATTAATATTATTTGCCAGTGACACACTTGAATCCGAGATGAAAATGTACAGAGTTGGTGGTGAGGAAACACAAAGCATCCCGGGATTCAAAACCCGTTTGATGCGATCAGTCTATCGCCCATCTGTTTTTGAACAACTCATGATAGACGAGCCTCTCACCCTAACATTAGCACTCGCATCACCAACTTTGTTGAATGAGTTTTATACAAATGGCAGTTTGTATGAAGCCATGGAATTTGTAGGTCACACACAGATGCCAGTGCGCGTTGCAGTTACCAAGATACTGGAATTAGCACAGAAAGTCAATAGGGCAGAATCGATCTATGAGCAAGCTTCACTCATTAGTAATCACCTGTCTGAGTTGCATGGGATAATTGACCAAATGCCGTGTCGATCGGCATCCATATGCTGCGTACTCGAGTTCTTGCTAACCTCTCAACTAGACACAGAATGTGATGGAGAGCTGAATGCAATTGGTTTCAGAACACTCAAACATAAATCTCTCCACATCATGGAAAAAATCTACAAGGAGGATTTAAGAGCACTATGGTGCGAGTTAAGCTGGTCGGAAAAATTGCGATTCAAATTACATGTACTAAGATCAAGAAAGCAGTATATTCGCGATTCGCGAGAGATAATCTCAGGAACTTTGAAAGAAGCATTACATTGTTCCACAAGATTTGTACAGGAGAAGATAGTATTAATACCAACACCACTTCGCTACGTATCTGGTAAAATTGGGTGTGGAATAGCTAAAGTTAGGAAAAATGTATGGAGTATAATATATGGGCGTGCTGTTCATAATTTTAGAGATGCTCTTAGGTTTATACACACGTTGGCTATATTAAGCATTCTTTTAACAGTATATACTAATATAGTAGATATAAAGAATAAACATAAGAAAATGAATCTTCTGCACATAGAGGAACAAGAGATGAAGATTCAAAGCAGAATTAATAAGCATTATAATGATTTGACATTGTTGCATAATAGCCCACCTAGTGAAGTAGAGTTTATTCAATATGTCAGGGAGCATGATCCCTCCGCTTTGGCATATTGGAGCACGCAGGAAAAGTCAGTTGACCATCAAGCAAGTAAGAGACCATCGGAGGCTAAACTGGAACAAATCGTTGCATTTGTCGCATTAATGATGATGGTCTTCGACACTGATCGCAGTGATTGTGTATATAAAGTTCTTAATAAACTGCGGAATGTCATGGGCGTTGTCGATAATGATGCAGTGAATCATCAGAGCCTGGACACTATCCTGGAAAATTTTGATGAAAGGGATGAGATGATTGAATTCGAGATAACAGCGCCAGATGCAAAATCGATTGCGTACAAGTCATCAACGTTTCAGGTCTGGTGGGATAACCAACTGGCATTGAACAATGTAATTTCTCATTACAGAACAGAAGGTCACTTTGTTGAATTTACTCGTGACACATCAGCACAAGTGGCAAGTGACATTGCCAACAGTGACATGAAGGATTTTCTTGTGCGTGGTGCTGTTGGATCTGGGAAATCAACTGGACTCCCAAGTGCATTGTGTAAAAGGGGAAGAGTTCTGTTGTTGGAACCCACTCGACCTCTTGCAGAGAATGTACATGCACAATTGTCTGCCAGCCCATTTCACCTCAACCCAACACTTATGATGAGAAATAAATCTGTTTTTGGCTCCACCCCCATTACAGTTATGACAAGTGGCTATGCACTACATTATCTTGCAAATGATGCACAACGGCTTAAAGAGTTTAGTTTCATATTATTTGATGAATGCCATGTGTTAGATGCGAGTGCAATGGCCTTTAAGAGTTTACTGGTGGATAGGGAATTTGAAGGAAAGATTCTTAAAGTATCAGCCACACCGCCAGGGCGTGAAACTGAATTTTCCACACAATATCCTGTTCAGCTTAAAACTGAGGAGCACCTCAGTTTCCAACAGTTTGTGGATGCACAAGGCACAGGTGTCAATGCGGACGTAACAAGCATCGCAGACAACATCCTTGTCTACGTGTCAAGCTACAATGAAGTGGATCAACTTTCAAAGTTGTTAACCGATAAAAAGTTCAAGGTGACAAAAGTTGATGGTAGGACGATGAAATCAGGAGCCACAGAAATCAAGACAGTTGGTTCAAAGCATCGAAAGCACTTCATAGTCGCAACAAACATTATTGAGAATGGTGTGACAATTGACATTGAAGCGGTGGTTGATTTTGGTCTTAAAGTGAGTGCTGTGGTTGACGCTGATTTGCGTATGGTAAGAATTCTCAAAGTGCATTCAATAATGGAGAAGAATTCAGCGCTTGGTCGAGTTGGAAGAACGAAACCAGGATGTGCGTTGAGAATTGGTCACACAAATAAAGGAGTTGAAGCAATTCCAACAATGATAGCAAATGAAGCCGCCTTTCTTTGCTTAATTTATGGATTGCCTGTTATGACTGCGCAAGTGAGCACAAGTCTCATAAGTAACTGTACAGTGCAACAAGCTCGCACCATGGCACTCTTTGAGCTTCCTTTCTACTTCACACAAGATTATGTCTCAGCAGATGGCTCCTTGCACCCAGCCATTCATGCATTGCTCAGAATTCAGCTCCGAGAAAGTGAAATCCTTTTGAATAACTTTCAATACCACACTCAGCAGTCAGCAAGTGGATGTCAGTGCGCGAGTACAACCAATGCACCCAAACAGTTGGACATGGATCCAGATGTTAAGCTATCTTTCTATGTTAAAGAAGTTCCAGAGGAGTTGTATGAAAAGTTGTGGCATTGCGTGCAGGAGAACAAGGGTGATGCCGGATTTAAGAAGTTGCGAACACACAATGCAGCAAAGATTGCACATAAGCTCAGGACTGATGATATGGCAATTCAGCGAACTATACTTCTAATAGATCAGTTGATTGCTAACGAGATGCAAAAGAAGGAGCATTTTGATTCATTGGTCAATGCAAATACATCATCATTGAGCTTTACACTACAGTCTGTTAGCAACTTAATCCGTTCGAGGCATGCAAGGATTTTCGGTGCAAACCCTAGTGTTCTTCATGCAGCGCGTGCACAATTAGTTGAATTCAACAATTTGCATAGTGATGAGATTCATGAGGTGTGCCATCAATATATGCCATTGCGTGACCATATAATCGATTGCGGTGCAATGGAAACAGTCATGCATCAAAGCACAGATGGAATTAGTAAATGCCTCAAGCTCAAAGGCACATGGAATGGGAGCCTGATCACACGCGACGTATTGATCGCAGCGGGAGTAGCCTGTGGTGGGGCTTGGATGATTTATCAGTATTTCATCGATAATGAGCGGGTTGATCACCAAGCACAAAAGAAGAACAAGCGACAGAAACAAAAGCTCAAATTCAGAGATGCACATGATCAGAAGGTTGGAAGAATCATTGTTGATGACGACTCAGGAGCAGTAGAGCATTTCTTTGGTAGTGCTTACACGAAGAAAGGCAAATCAAAAGGGAAGACACATGGGATGGGGAAGAAGAATAGGAGGTTCGTGAACATGTACGGTTTCGATCCAACCGAGTATTCATTTATTCGGTTCGTCGATCCGGTTACAGGTGAAATGCTTGATGAAAGTGTCATGGCAGATGTAATGCTAGTACAGGAACACTTCAATGACCTGCGCTTTGAATATTTGGGAGATGATAAAATTGAAAGTGCCAGACTATACAGCAATCCTGGAATTCAAGCATACTTTGTCAAAGACAAGGTCTCTCCTGTTCTGAAAGTCGATCTTACACAACATGTACCTCTTAAAGTGTGTGACAACTCATCAACGATAGCTGGGTTTCCGGAAAGAGAAGGTGAGTTCCGACAAACCGGTCAAGCCACAAAGGTCAACTATGATGAGCTTCCATCAAGAGAAGGAGTTGAGCATGAAGCCCGCTCGTTAAATAGAGGGCTCCGGGATCACAACCAAGTATCGAAGTTGATTTGCAAGTTGGAAAATGATTCCGATGATTGTGTTACCTCAATTCATGGTGTTGGCTTCGGGTCCATTATAATTACAAATCGTCATTTACTCAAAAGGAACAATGGAACCCTTCGAGTCAAAACAGCACATGGCGACTTCAAAGTGGCTAACACAAAGGAGATGAAGGTGTTCCCCGTAGAGAAACATGACATTCTGCTCATTAGGCTTCCAAAGGATTTCCCACCATTTCCAGTGAAGAGTAAGTTTAGAGAGCCCAAGGTCAATGATTCAATTTGCTTAGTTGGCACAAACTTTCAAGAGAAGTTTTTGAGTAGTCTTATTTCAGCAGATAGCACAACATCACCAGTGAGTGGATCAAAGTTTTGGAGACACTGGATTGATACAAAGGATGGACACTGTGGCTTGCCATTAGTAGCTCGAGATGATGGTGCAATTGTTGGGTTTCACAGTCTCACAAGTATCAACACAGAACAAAACTACTTTGCAGCTGTTCCAGAAGCTTTCATGGAATTAATTGCCCAGGTGGAGACTTTAGAGTGGCGGAAAAGTTGGGTGTACAATCCAAATGAAATAGGATGGGGCTCCTTGAAATTGAAGAGCGATCAACCGACTGGAATGTTTAAGATTGAAAAACTCATTGAGGATATCCAGTCAGCATTTGTTCGTGAGCAAGCAAGTGATAAATGGCTGTATGCACAGTTTCAAGGGTTTCTCAAAGCCGTGCCAAAGAGTGAGAGCCAACTTGTACCCAAGCACATTGTTAAGGGACCATGCCCGTTGTTTCATCTTTATCTCAGCACACATCGTGAGGCAAGACAATTTTTCCAACCCTTCATGGGTGCGTATGGTAAGAGCCGATTGAATCGTATTGCCTATGCTAAGGACATTTTGAAGTATTCCACTGAAATAGAAGTTGGGAAGGTTGATACATGTGCACTTGAACTGCCCGTTGACGACGTAATTGCAGACTTGCATGCTGTCAAATTTGATACTTGCAATTATGTCACTGATGAAGAAGAGATTTTCCAATCTCTTAACATGAAAGCAGCTGTTGGTGCATTGTATAAGGGTAAGAAACGCGAGTATTTTGAAACATACACCCAACAGGACAAAGAGCGAATACTGTTTGAAAGTTGTCTTAGACTGTATAAAGGAAACCTTGGAGTGTGGAATGGTTCAATCAAGGCTGAGCTTAGACCTATTGAGAAAGTGCGTGCTAACAAGACGCGAACTTTTACAGCAGCACCATTGGATACGCTACTAGCTGGCAAAGTTTGCGTTGATGATTTCAACAACCAGTTCTACTCAAAGCACACACTTGCACCATGGAGTGTCGGAATTTCAAAATTCTCGGGTGGTTGGGATAGATTGTTGAGGAAACTACCTGACGGATGGATATACTGTAGCGCAGATGGCAGTAGATTTGATAGTTCTTTAACACCATATCTCATAAATGCTGTGGCGTCCATCCGTCTGAAATTCATGGAACCGTGGGGAATCGGGGAGCAAATGCTAATGAGGAACTTGTATGCCGAAATCATATATACTCCCATTCTCACTGCTGATGGAACGATAGTTAAGAAGTCCAAAGGCAATAACTCGGGACAACCATCGACAGTCGTGGATAACACACTCATGGTGTTAGTGGCAATGAAGTACTCACTACGTCGTCTGGGTATTATTATAAGGATCAAAAACGACAGGGGCGTTTTCTTTGCCAATGGTGATGACTTAATTGTCTCAGTTCCGCCAAGTGATGAATGGATTTTGGACTCGTTGCAGGACCGTTCTTCAGAGCTAGGCTTGTCATATGATTTTAATGAACGAACAACAGATAGATCAGAGCTTTGGTTTATGTCCCATCAAGGAATTTTAATTGAGAATCAATATATCCCAAAGCTTGAGCCCGAGCGCATTGTTTCAATTCTTGAGTGGGATAGAGCTGAGCAGCCAGAGCATCGACTTGAAGCCATTTGTGCATCTATGATTGAAGCATGGGGTCACAAGGAATTATTGTATGAGATACGATTGTTCTACAAATGGGTCATTGAACAAGCACCGTACTCGCAGATCGTATCTGAAGGGAAAGCACCATACATTTCAGAGACAGCATTGAGGTGCCTTAATATGAGCGAACATGGAGAAAATGATATTAATCCATACTTGAGAGCGCTCATTGAGGGAGCTAAGCGGGAAGAATTGGATGATGATGGCGGTGAAGTTGCCCATCAGGCAGGAGAGAGTGTTGATGCTGGGAGCGTAAAAGGCGAAGACTCATCAAGCAAATCAGCTGATAAACAAGCCACAGAGAAAAAGAACAAAGTGAGTGGACAAGCTCAGCCACAGTCTCGTCAGAGTGAAATGGAAGTACCCCAAGTTCGAGACAGAGATGTTAACGTTGGGACTTCAGGAACGTTCACAATACCGCGTCTTAAGGGTATTTTTTCAAAGTTAACAATACCAAAGGTCAAAACAAAAGCTGTTGTTAACCTTGAACACCTTCTTGATTATGCTCCTGATCAAATACATTTGAGTAACACAAGAGCACTACAATCACAGTTTGCATCCTGGTATGAAGGTGTGAAAAATGACTATGATGTCACAGATGAACAGATGCAAATAATACTGAATGGATTGATGGTTTGGTGTATTGAGAATGGGACTTCACCAAACATTAATGGCTACTGGGTTATGATGGATGGAGATGAACAAGTTGAATACCCAATAAAACCATTAATCGACCATGCCAAACCATCATTTAGACAAATCATGGCACACTTTAGTAATCTTGCTGAAGCGTACATTGAGAAGCGCAATTCTGAGAAGCCTTATATGCCAAGATATGGGCTTCAAAGAAACCTTACCGATATGTCATTAGCGCGATATGCTTTCGATTTATACGAAATGACATCGAAAACTCCCGTCCGAGCTCGTGAGGCACACATTCAAATGAAAGCAGCTGCGTTACGTGGCGTAAGCAACAGGATGTTTGGACTGGACGGTAGGGTAGGCACACAGGAAGAGGACACTGAACGGCACACAGCAGAGGATGTAAATAGAAACATGCATAATCTGCTGGGCGTTCGAGGATTGTGAACTTCAACTTTTAACTAGTAATAAGTAACGTATTGTAGTATATGTAACTTGGTTTATGTTGTTGATCATACATATTCTTCAGTGTGGCTCCCACCATAAGTTATGTGTGCTTAACTTCATACTACTTTATATATATGTTATTTAAAACTTTTTACTTAGGTAACTGTGTACCCCCGCCCATTTTCAGCGTGTTCCCACCTTAATGGAATGGTGCAACCCAGACTATTGTTATGGTTTAAGGAGCGACCCTTTAGGTCGTTCAAGCTATTCAATAGTGGCGA